TTTCCATGATAGAATATCACTTACCCTTTCCAGACTTCTTGGAGTAGGAAAAGCATTGGCATCTCTGTCAAACTTATGCAAGAACTCTGGCTGAAATCTAACCCAAGATACAACTCTGTTATCTTTACCCTTGCTAAACATGTAGCTTGCAAAATCCTCAAGGTTAGGCTCAATCTCGATAGTTGTAAGTCTATCTTTTAAATGCATTGGCATTTGATTAGTTCCAGACCTATCTGACATTCTATTGCCAGCACACACAACGACAGAGGATAAAGGCAATTCAAAATCTCCAACTCTATACTCGTTACAAATCTGAGCAAAAATATTTTGGTTTAATATTGGTGCTTGGGGTAATTCATCAAAGAAATAAATAACTCCAACATAACCTTTATCTAATATAGCTTTATGCTCTTCATCAGATAATAACCATTTAGGCTTTAATGTCTTCATACTGTCCCCATCTGGCATTTGCATACCTCCAATGTCAGTTGGCTCATATTGTGCTAGATTAATTTCTACGACAAACATGTTTAAATCTTTTGCCACTTCTCTAACAAGGTAAGACTTACCAATACCCATGCTACCCAATAAAAAAGGGCAAATAGGCATTTGTCCATTTGATCTATCTTTTGTATTTTCGATAGACTTGATTATTATTTTTTTTGCAGTTCTTAATCTCATTAAATACTCCTATTGATTGTTAATGTTAAAAGTTAAGTTTGCTATCTTTAGGGTTACGTTACCAACGTCTAACCTAAATCTTCTATACTGCTTTTTACGATAGTCAAAAACAGTTACAAGGTTTTCCTTGTCTCGATCTTCATGCTTGAAAACTCCCCAGAAATCTCTGGTAGTGCCATCAAGCTTAGTGAATGTACCACTAACGATTTTACCTTTGGCAAAATCAATTATTTTTTTATGTTTATTAATCATATATTTTCTCCTATTTTAAGTTACAAATAAACAAGCAAGGGCAGTTCATAACTGCCCTAATTTGTGCATTTGTTAACTAGCCAATGCCTTGTCTAACTTGGCTATAATATCGTTATCTTCTGATATTTTCTTTTGTGCCTTAGCACTTGCCTTGTCATGTTCTTGTCTTTCTCTTCTCTTATCTTCAAGAACTTCCCAGATAGCTTGCACCTCAGCAGATGTTAAGTCTGTAGGAATGTAGACTTTTTCTTCTACAACATTATCATCTTTATCCTTGGTCTTCTGGGTTTTGACTTTACCAAATAACTTCCTAGATATTTGTTCTGCTAAGTCTTGATCTTGTTCTTTAACAACTTTCTTTTTAAGATCGTTTTGACTTTTAATTTCCATGTTAGAGAACACAGTTAAAACTGCATCTGGTGTTGCTTGGGTAGGAACGTCAGCAGTAAATTTAGCCAAGAATAATACAGACCTCTCGTATAATACTTTACTGTTGGCTTTACTTTGTCCTACATCATTCATTAAGTCTTCTCTAACTGCGATACCAACATCTCTAGGTAGGTTATTACTTGCAGTTTTTTGCTGATCATAGATAGGCTTTAAATGTGAAATTACAGTAGCATACTGATCAAGCTTTTTTTCTTGGATAGATTGATAATCTTCTGCTCTGTTATTTTTTAACTTCTGAAAATCACTTTCAGTTTTAGTTAATCTTTCAATGTTTGTTTGGGACATTGATGCCACAATTTTTTTATCATTCATAAATAAAACTCCTATATGTCAAATGATATTGTTGGGTGTACTAATTCTACATTAACCATAGTTGAAATTATTTTTAATTTCTCTGGTGTTAATGTCTTAGTCTCTGTCAACTGACTAAACTTTTTAGACAGTTCACAATTTGGGTAAAAATGTTGTTTACCATAAGCAGATTTTACTGCTATTTTTATTGTTGGTTTTTCCATGTTAATACTCCTATTGATTAAATTGTTGTGCTACTTTTTTTCCTACTTTTGGGAAAAGCTTTTCCATTTTATTAATCTTATTGATTGTTATATCCCAATCTCTTTGGGCAAAAGTTCTATCTGATTTTTTCATCATCTCTAGTCTAGACTTGTAGTATGAAAGCTTATCATTTAGAAAATGTAGTGTTTGAATATAGTTCATAATAAAACTCCTAATTTTGGTTACTGTTCATAATTGAACAAGATTAGACAGAACCAAAGTCTGTCTAACTTTGTTAAATTATTTTGGTAGGTTGATAAACCCAAATTCCATTAGTTGAAGAGGCTCGTTTTTTCTCTAAATCCCTTTGGCAGTTTATCTTTATGGCTAGGTTACTTTCGTTTCTAGTGGCAAGAGACTATTCGCTTATTGGGTATCGTCTAGTCTGATTTCTCAGTTAAAGGGTTTCGCCTAAACATCTTTGAGTTCCCATCTCTTACTTTGGGTTGCCAACCCTTTTTGATTATGGCTTGTATCTCCTATAAAAAACGCCTTACCCTTTATATATACTAATATAAATAATATACAAGGGTTTTATTTACATTATTTTACTTAGTCTTACTTAGTCTTATTAGTACATACTTAGAAATACACTCTGTAACCCTTAGTGGAGTTTAAAAACTGCGAAAAAAATTTTTATGACAAATCATACATAAAATACTTCTTTGGGCTTGTATGGGCTTAAAAATAGCCTTTATTAAAGTTTCACGATTAGTGAACTAAAAATTTAGTTTAATATTTGGTATTTCTGGAAGTATAAAAAAAAATTCATGGATTGATAAATTTATGATAGGTTAAAAGTTACTGTTAACTTTTAGGATTAAAAAAAAATGCCAGATAAAAAAGACAAACCAAAATTAAAAATAGTCAGCAATAATAAAACCCCAGATAAAAATAAATTGACTGCCAAGCAATTAGGATTTGTAAAATCTTTAGTTTATGGAGATGAAGAAAACCCTAATGGAATGACACTAAGTCAAGCTTATAGAAAAAATTATTCAGTTTCACCCAATACTAAAGCTAGCACTATTAGAGACATGGCAAGCAAATTGAAAGCAAACCCATATATTTCCCATATGATTTTAAAACTTACTGAGGAAAAGAGTAAGAGGAACATAGTGACAGACATAAAAAAAGAAGAGCTAATTTTAAATAAGCTTACAGAGTTTATGAACAATGAAGATTTTTCAGATAGTGCAAGGGTTCGATCTGCTGAACTCATTGGAAAACATTATAAACTTTTTACAGATGTTACAGAAGTTACTAACAAAGATAAATCTACAGTAGAAGTTGAAAACCAACTTAGGGAAAAACTAGGTAAACTTTTAGAAAAGTAATACACCTATTCACGAAAATTCTGTTATTTTTGAACCCACCTACCCACTACACCCCATATAGTCGGTAGCCTAGCCGTGCCCTATACAGTTTATTCTGCTCATAAAATTTATAAATTTTCAAAAACTGGAAGTTAACGTTAACTAGTACTAGTTTAATACTAGTATTCCCTTAAACTAGTATTCTACTATACTAGTATTCTACTAAACTAGTTTATTATTAGTATTAGTTATAAACTAGTAGTATTAAACTAGTTACTAGTATATACTAGTACTAGTATTATACTAGTAGGAGAAAACTTGTCAAACATAATTTATTTAGATGATTATAGAAAAGATGTTCTAGAAGAAGAAACAGAACTTCGTAATCCAATTTTACTAGGGTGGGATGAAGATGACTCTTTGTACATTGCCTCCACTGTTGACACAGAAGAATGTTTGTGGATGATAGACATAGCAAAGAAGATAATCGAGACAAGACCACCTGATGTAATAAACAACAATGAATGACATTGCCCAAATAATAAAAAACAATATGGGGAAAATAGATAACCTTCCTCATAATGAAAAATTAGAAGTGCTTCAGCTTTTAGAAGAATATGAAAAGGCAAAAGAAAAAGAACAAGCTCGAGATGAGTTTCTTCCTTTTGTTAAATCTCAATGGGCAGCCTTTATTCATGGCAGGCATCATGAGATAATGGCAGAGGCATTCGAGAAGGTAGCCCGGGGTGATTTAAAAAGATTAATCATCAACATGCCACCCCGTCATACTAAGTCAGAATTTGCAAGTTATTTATTCCCAGCATGGTTTTTAGGCAGGTACCCCCAGAAGAAAATTATTCAAACGGCACACACAGCTGAATTATCTGTAGGATTTGGAAGAAAGGTTAGGAATCTTATTCAGTCTGAAGATTTTAAAAAGATTTTTCCAGACGTAACTTTGTCAGCGGATTCAAAGGCCGCGGGTAGATGGTCCACAAACAAAGGCGGTGAGTATTTTGCTATAGGTGTAGGGGGTGCGGTAACAGGTAAAGGTGCCGATGTTCTTGTAATTGATGATCCTCACTCAGAACAAGAAGCTACAATAGGTGATTACAACCCAGAGGTGTATGACAAAGTGTATGAATGGTACACTTCAGGACCAAGACAGAGACTCCAGCCCGGTGGAGCTATCATTTTGGTGATGACCAGATGGTCAAAAAGAGATTTAACAGGGCAAATACTAAAAAATTATACACAGAGAGATGGGTCAGGTGAGTGGGAAGTTATAGAATTGCCTGCAATTATGCCTTCTGGTGATGCTTTGTGGCCAGAGTTTTGGAGAAAAGAAGAATTAGACTCACTAAAAGCAGAATTACCTGTCTCTAAATGGAATGCTCAGTACCAACAAGACCCCACATCAGAGGAAGGCGCCCTAATTAAGCGTGAATGGTGGCAAGAATGGACAAAAAATGACTTACCACCCTGTGATTCCATCATACAATCGTGGGATACAGCGTTTTTAAAGACCCAAAGAGCAGATTATAGTGCTTGTACTACTTGGGGAGTGTTTCATGCCCCTGATGACGAAGGAAAGACCGTTCCTAAGCTTATTTTAATTGATGCTTACAAAGAAAAACTTGAATTTCCTGATTTAAAACGTGCAGCATACGATAAATATTGGGAATTTGAGCCAGATCAGATGATTATTGAGGCAAAAGCCGCAGGCTCACCCTTGATTTTTGAATTAAGAGCAATGGGAATACCCGTAACGGAGTTTACACCGAGCCGTGGACAGGATAAAATAGCAAGAGTTAATGCTGTTACGGATTTATTTGCTAGTGGTGTTGTTTGGCACCCACCAACAAGGTGGGCAGAAGAAGTCATAGAGGAATGTGCATCATTTCCAGCTGGAGACCATGATGACTTTGTTGACTCAACCACACAAGCTCTGTTAAGATTCAGGCAGGGAGGATGGATAAGAACAACTATGGATGATTGGGATGACGAACCTAAGTATAGAAGACCTGTGGAGTACTATTAGTGGATATGGCGCACATAATAGATGCTTTAATAGCCTTAATTGTAATGGGCGGAGGTTGGTTTATGTCCACTCAAGCTAAAGAAATAAAAAGAATTGATATATTGCTAAATAAGACCAG